AAAAAAAAAAAAAAAAAATTAACAAATAAGAAAAGGAGGAAGGTAATGAGGCTCACTGGTAATATACCGAACCTTTATTAACACGAAAAAATAAAATACTTTTTATATATAAATGAAACTACTCTCCATCAAACCCAGCGACCGCCCTGCTAAGAAGTATGTAGCAACCTTTTGTATGTGCAATGGAGAAACAAAATGCTGTGATAATGAAAGAAAGAAAGTCCATTTTGGTGCAAAAAACTCAAGTACATTTTTAGACCACGGCGACGAGAAAAAGCGATTAGCTTATGTAGCGCGGCATCAAAAAAACGAACGCTTTAATGACCCCTTAACTGCTGGTAGCTTGGCGAGGTGGATTAACTGGAATAAGACGACACTTAGCGCCTCCATTGCGGATTTTAAAAAGCGCTTTAATTTATAGAAAATCAATTTGTATAAAATGTTTAAAATCACAAATTTATTTTCTATCTTTAGATTAAATGACCGACATCGAGAAAAAGCAAAAAAAGGAAAAGAAGGTGATGACACCACAACGCTTAGAGCAATTAGCGTTAGCAAGAAAGAAGGCTTTAGAAATTCGCCAAGCGGGAGCGGTAATTAAGATGGAAGCCAAAATAGCAAGTATTACGCAAACCGACGAACCCGAGTTGCCTAATAAGGAAACTGATGAACCAAAGTTGCCTAATAAGGAAACTAAAAAAGCGCCCACCTTTCATCCAACACCAGCTAAAGAAATAGAGAATAAAATAATTAAAGCGGAGCTTGTCGAGAACCCAGTAACCCAAGAATATGTGCCTGAGTACAGCCCACGAGTGGATGTCCAACCACCAACTTTATTAAAACAACCTGTTATTATTTATGGTGATGATGAGGATGAAGAGCCTGAAGAACCAGCACCAACACCAGCACCAGTTAAACAACGTCGTGCAGGGACGAAACCCCGCCCAATAAAAACAAAAATAGTTATAGAGCAATCTAGCGATGATGAAGACGAGTTTCATCCACACGAGCATGTAATATTTGTTAAACGAAAAAGTAAAAATGATAGCAAAGCAAAAATAGTGCCAACAGCAACACCCCCGCCACCAACTTCGCCAGTTCGAGGACAACGAGAAAACACGCCCATTCAACCACAACAGGCACAGCGGCAGTTACCAACCTTTCCATTAGAAAATACTATGAATGATTTTATAAATGCTGGTTTTTCTAATTATAGAAAATATTATTAATATATAAAATGCTATCTACTCAAAGTGTTAAAGGCTTACAGATTGTCCCACCAAAAGAAACAAGCGGAGCGTATGAGACAGCACCCGATATGCCTAAGATGCATTGCGTAACGGTAATCGTTGGAAAAAGAGCGGCAGGCAAATCGGTAGCTGCTATTAATTTAATTGAGAAAATGGGCTACGATTATACTATAGCCGTGTCGCCTACCATGAACTCAAACAAAGAATTAATGAGCCGACTTAACATAGAATATACCTTTGACGACCCTGATGACCTAACTTGTATAGATAAAATAAAAGAAATTATAAATGAAGAAGCAAAAGATTTAGAGAGATATAGGCACGAAATGAAAGAATACAATAAATTAATGAATGATATTAAAAATGGTAAATCATTAGACGATAATATATTGTTAAAATACTTTGATACTAATACGTATGGTTTAAATGATTTTGTAAAACCACAACATAGATGGAATGGAAAAAAACCTCGTGTGGCGATTTTGTTTGACGACATGTTGGGTTCATTAATGTATAGTAGACCAAGAAAAATTAACGCCCTCTCAACATATAGTCGCCATTTAGGACAATTAGAAGAAGGGGGTAGTATAGGTGTTTCTCTCTTTTTTTTAATTCAAAGTTTCAAATGTCAAACTGGAGGATTAAACAGAGTTATTCGTAATCAGTGTACACAATTAATAGTATTTAAAACTAAGGACAATAAGGAATTAGATGACATTGCTGATTCTTGTGGTGGAGAGATTAGTAAAGACAAGTTTATTCAAGTTTATGATTACGCAATTGAAACAGGAGGAGACCACCCCTTCCTCTTTATCGACCTACACAAGAAACCAAATCACCCATCTATGTTCCGCGTGTGCTTCGATAAATTTATCATAGTTGATGAATTAAATAAAAAAGATTAAATTTTTTTAAAAGTATTATATATATATAAAAATGGAAGCCCGTAAAGGAATTTTATCTGATAAAATGCAATTGACGAACCATACAGAGCTTCGCAGACCCCCTATTAACGTAGCGCATTCGCTTCACACAATTTCTCTCGATAAAACCGTGTTCCATGGTATCAAGCCTCTTCGTGGTGGTTCGCATATTAAGTCAACAGGTTCAGGAAGACACGATATTAACAATTTAAATTTATTAACCCCTCTTGATTATCGTGGCGCTTTAGATGCTTACAATAAAGAAGTTGAAACTAAAAAACAACATAAACCAATTGTTGATAAAAAAATTCCAAATGTTTCTGATAGGATTGAACGAACGCTACGTGATATGTCAAATGGTTCTGATGAAACGTTTGAAGCGTTAATTGATTTATTACAATTAAAAACTGGTTTAAGCAAACAGAAATTTCATCATAATGACGAAGCCATTTTAGAAGCGCTTAACAAACACTATCGCAAATCACCAGAACAATTAATGATTGTAGAGAACGCTTATAAAAATGCGTAATTTTAATTTAGAAATATTATATTACTATTATAAAAATGGACATTAGCGGAATCCCAAAACACAAACCAGAAAATCCATTTAATTATAGCGAAGATGATTTAGCAGATAAAGCTTTAGCACTTGAAAAGATGAAAATAATTTACCCAACAGTCCCAGTTTACTATGCTGAGTTAGTATACGATTTATGTAAGAACACAGACCAAACTAAGATTGAAGAAATTAAGCAAAAGATTGAGTCTACCCCATTTAAGTATGATTATAGCAATCTCCAAGCAGAATTAAATAAAGTAAAAGACGCACAACCAACCGAAGAAAAAGTTGAATAATTTAATTTAAAACTATTATATATAATATTTATTTTATATATAATGGCTGATAGTTCTAGATTTGAAGGACAACAGGTAGTTAATAGCATTAATTTTTTTGTTGATTCGGAGCGAAGTGCTATTGTAGGCGACACGCAAAGCAAAGGTGATGACTTATTACTTGGATTTGAAGGCAATACTATTGAATGCAAAGACGGTGAAGTTATTAGACTATCGTTAGTTGATTTTCATATGCCAAATAACCAATATAACATTGATGCGCGAAACTCACAAGGAACAATTATTTGCTCGGTTAATGGAACAGCAATGGCTGCTGGTGTAGTTCATACACTTGTTACTCGCGGAAATTATTATGATACTGATGATATAGCACTTAATTTTGCTTCTAATTTAGCAGCCTGTTTATTAGCATTATCTGGAATGCCTGTTGGAATAGCATTAACTAGTATTGTAAATAATAATTTAACAGCACAAAACACAGTACTAACTGGATTTACTAATTTAACAACAGTAGGTTCTACAGTAGCAACATTATTAACAGGTAAACCAGAAAAAAAACTATTAGATGTTACAATTACATTTTCGGTGCCACACACAATTACAAATTTAAAAATCAGTTGCCAATCGGTAAATGGTGAATTATATTTAGTATTGGGTGGAGAGCGTGGAGATAATATTACTACTTTAGAAAATAGTTTTAAAATTACAACAGGTTCAACAACGATTCAAGTTCAAGGTTATTTTCCAATGCAACTAGTCACAGAACCACATGTTTATTTAAGATGTACACTAGGCCAAAATGGTCTTGAAAGTTCTATTTTAGGAAGTGATGAATCAACCTATAATAATGATATTGTTGGTTCTAATATATTAGCGAAAATTGCTCGCACATCAGAAAGTTTTAGTTATGCTGGTAATCAATCGGGTGAGTTTTTTATGACACTTCAACAAAGAAAATTAAATAGCATTGGTTTGTTTTTAACAGACAGCAAAAATCGCCCAATTGGTCGCTCGAAAAATTCTGGTTTAGGCACTTCTGCTGGTTTAGAAACCACAGCAACAAGTGATATAATTCCTTTTGAAAAAGAAACACAATCAACAAAAGGCAATTTATATTTTACAGCAACAATTAGAATTGATATAGTAAAAGTGTACAACCCTAATAAATTACAAAGCGAACCACCACAAATGCCTCCATTTCCAAGTCGCGCGAGTGGAGTAATCTCGTTTGGAAGTCCAACGGGGTTTAGATAATTTGAAAATTTAAATTAAAATTAAATTAAATATAAAATTTTTTTATATAACGCTATTATATAAAAAGATGTCTAGTGGTCTGCCCCCGAATGTTTCGTATTTTATGTCCCGTTTAATGGGTGTATCTACTTCCCATTTCAAAATCTTCCCCCAGAACAGTGGCTCGCAAGGCGCTAACAAAATTATCAGATTCGAATTACCAAGTAATACCCTTTTATCATTAAAGAGTTGCCGTATGATGTTCAATATTACTACCACATCTACAAGTGCTGTTGCTCAAGCACGTCTTCCTAATGATACTCGTTCTTTCATTGACCGTATGGCTATTTATATGGGAGGCGTGTTAGTCCAGAACTCTTTCTCTAACTACAATGTGTTAGTTCACGCCAAAAAAGCGTTAGGTGCTGACCGATGCTCGGACACCACACTAACTCATCCAGAAATTTGCCGCACACACTCATACCATACTGGAGCAGCTTTTAGCACTGCTGACCCAGCGGTTGAAGGTCGTCACGAATCTTATGATTCGCTTGCCAATCAGTTAGCTATTGTAGATTGGGAAGGTTTCCTTGGAACAGCAGAACCAGGTATTATTGATACTGGTCTGTTTCCTCAGATTACTATTGAAATTACATTAGCTGAGAATGTTGTTCTTCCACAATGTGTTTTTGCGGTTTCAACCCCTCTAGCTTTAGCAACAACTGCTACTACTGGCGGTATTGGTGCGGTTGGTGCTGGAACTGCGTCATACACTATGGATAATATTACTATGCAAGTTGAAGTGCTTGGTATGGCTTCGTCAGTATTAGATGAAGTTGTTGCTCAGCGTGTTTCGCAGGTTGGCTATTTATCTATTCCATTCAAAAATTATTTCTCATTCTCATCGTCGCATTCGTCTACATCGCGCTTCAATGTAAATAGTGCGTCGTGGGACCGTCTATGGGTTGCTTGGCGTGATGCCAATGGTGGTTCTGTTTCTGCACCAGTCCCCGTTTCTGGTTATAAACTACAAGGTGCTTTTACCGCTGCTACTTCAGGAGGAGCAGTAACAGGTGTTGATGTTGGTGTGCCTCAATATGACCGCGGTGGTTCATTAGACACAAGCAAAGAAAAATATGTTGCTCGCGCATTCAACTTCGTTGAGCCACTATTAGCGGGACAAACTGTTTCTAACTACCAGCTACAGATTAACTCGGCAAATTACCCCGCCTATAAATTAACTGTTCCTGAAGCGTTTGCGCTAACCATGAACTCGATTGATGTTTATGATAAAACTCGTGTTATGTCGCTAGACCAATATCGTGATAACTTTTTCATTCATTGTTATAGGTTTTGCTTACCAGAAAGTGACTATTCCAGATTAAGTTCGGGTTTAGACACTCGTGCCACGTCGGCTCAGTGTGCGCTAGTCACAGAGAATGTTACAACCTCGACTCCTTGCTTTATCTTTGCTGAGGTGACAAGTGAGCTTAGGGTAGCCAACCGTGCTATTGAAGTAATAGTCTAATAGAATTTATAAATAAATTCTAAAAAAAATTGATTTAAAAACATATTTATATACTATATTATAAAATATAAATATGACAGAAGCAAATAAACGAGAACAATATTTATTAGAGTTAGAAGAAAAACATAAAAATCATAAAGAAAAATGCAAAAATTATTATTATAGAAATCACGAAACAGAATTACAAAAACGAGCAGAGTTAAGAGAAACAGAAGAATATAAACTAAAGATGGAAAATTATAGACAAAGTGAAGCAGGCAAAAAATCAGCACGCATTAGTGGTTGGAAACAATGGGGAATTATTAGTGATGATTATGATAAGTTATATACTAAATGGAAAAACACAACTCATTGTGAAGTATGTGATGTTGAATTAATTGAAGGTAACGAAGGCAAGCATAAAAAAGTAATAGACCACGACCATAAAACAGGACAATTTAGAAATATTGTTTGTAATAAATGTAATGTTATTAGAGGCAACGAAGATAGAGGAGTAATTAAACAAACAAAAACACAATATAACCAAAATAGAAAATGGAAAAGATGGGAACAAGACTTCCGTCTAAAATGGGACTTAAAAAAAGGGTTTGCTAGTTTCCATTAAATCTCTCAACTTTAAAATTATAAATCTGTAAAATTTATAATATTAATATATATAACAATGAACTATAGCACATTAAACGGAGCATTTGGCGCAGTGGAATTTAACTTTAGTGAGTTTCAACCAAGACAATCAACCAATGAATTAAATATTAGAAATAACAATATTAGAAGTCCGTTAGAAGGTGTAGGAGACGCAATCGCAAAAATGCCGAGAGATTTAAATGATACAGTATCAGCACGTAATAGCGCAAAGCAATTAATTAATTTAGATTTTAATCCATCACAACGTTTCTCTCGTGTTGAAGCAAGTAAAACAGCTGGTATGTATCCACAACAAGGCTATGCTCGTAATCAGCCTTTAGGTTTAGCATTTGACCCAGAGCATCCATTAAATCTTCCAATTATGCCTATTGCTGGATATTATGATATAATGCAAAAAAATATATTAGGCAATTTAATGTAATTTAAATATTTTGTATATATATATGAAGGCTTCTTATAAATTAGAATTAGAACAACAACAAAGAAGACTTAGGTTAAGTCATAACCAATTAAATAGATACGATAGAAAACATAATGATATTAATTTAATAAAATATTTACAATCATTAGAACCAAAAGTAGAATCAACAGCACCTGCTACAGGTTTTTATGGAACATTAGATATAACTAATGAAAAATCAGCAGGAAGTCAAAAAAAAGACATATACGCACGATTATATTATAATGGAAATCCATTAACTAATGAAATAACAATTGCTCATCCTCATACAGGTCAATTAGAAGTTTTAATAGCAGATAGATTACCAGATAGAGAAGCAATATTAACATTAAGAGTAAGATTTGAAGCAGGTATATCAAGTGTAAATCTTGATGCTTACGATGGATTTGAACCAACAGGTTTAACAGATAATCCATTAACTGAAAATAATTATTTATCTATGTTAGTTAATGTTGGTAATTTAGACCCTGGTGTTCTAAGTATAACATTAATAACATCAACTCCTGGTTAAATCTCTCAATACTATTTTTATAAAAAGTTTAATTTTTTATAAAAGCTTATATATATTAAATGCCTAATGACCCAAGAGTAAAGTTTAAGAAGAAGATGTATGACGCAAGTCGTAATATACTATATTTTCAAGGCTCAGGTACAAGTGGAAGACTCAGGTCAATATTTGAAGACGGCACACCAACAGACGAAGGAGGAGGAGAAACAGGAGGCGGAGGAGGCGGAGGAGGAGGAACAGGAGGCGGAGGAGAAGGAGGTGGAGGACTTACTCCACGTAATATTCCAATAATCCCACAAGTAGAAAAACCCACTTTAGACCCAGGTGCTATATCTGGAATTACAATTGGTTCTATTGCTGCTGCCGCTGCTTTAACTGAGGTAGCACGTCGAACCCTTGAAGAACAACAAAGACGGCGAGGCATGCGACCAGTTCCACAAACTAGCGGTTCATTAAGTAGTAGACAAAGCGGAGTTGGTGGCGGACGACAACGTTCTCGAATTGGAATAGCTAGAGGAATTGGAAGAGCAATTGATACAACAGGTCAAGCATTTGAAATGACACGCACAGGACCAGCAGGACCAATTCAAGCAGAATTTGCTCCATTGAGCATTGTATCAAGTCCATCATCAAGTGGAACAGCAACTCCTTTTGATTCAGCACGTAGTAGCGGTTCATCAACTCCTGACCTTCAATCAGCACGAAGTCGTCCATCAAGTGGAGCATCAACACCAGACGGAAACCTAAGTTCTATTCGCCCAAGCGCTCGTGGATTTCAACAACAACCATCAGCACTAGCACCAGTTGCACCAATAGCACCACCCCCCCAAAGACCAAATGTCCCTTTAAATTTAATACAAGAAATTGAAGCGAGACAATTAGAAATACGAATGCCAACTACTAGTACAGGACGCATTAAAACACTACAAAACGAGATTAATGCTTTGGAAGAGCAAATTAGAGTTTCTGGAACTCCATATACATCGCTTGAAGAACGCATTCGTTTAGCATCAACTACAGAGCTTCCAAGACCAGCACCAGCACCACGCCCAGCACCAGCACCAGCACCAGCACCAGCACCAGCACCAGCACCAGCACCAGCACCAGCACCATCACCAGCACCAGTAGAAAGACCAGCACCACCACCAGAACCAATAGCGGATAGAACGCGAAGCAAATTTGGAACTGAATTGAATAGAGAAATAGAACTAATCACGGCACAAGAAAATTTGGGTAGAATAGAACAAACACTAATACCAAGACAACAAAAGTC